CTACTTTTAAGTACCAATTAACCACCGCTTTAAAAACGGTTAAATACCGTTTGCTTTCCCTCAGGTTCTACTGAGCAATCAAATATACAGTTATATACCAGAATATCAATGTAAACAGGCTCTAAAGCCTTTATTTGAGTTAGTTCTATTGGTCGTATTTAAACTAAATAAGGCAGAATTGTACAATTTGATTTGGATGCTGCGCGAATCACTCAAAAATGGAATGGGTATAGTATTGGGTGTAGTATTGGGTGTAGTTTTTAACAAAAATAATCACACAATGCGAAGGTATTTAATTCCAATTATTTAGAGTAAATGGCTATAAAATACAAGATACAAAGGGGGTTAATTCCTTAAATTTATTAACAGTAAAGGAGTAAAGCCTTGTTTCATAAAGGATTACAAAAAATGAAGGTTGATAGTGTGTGATGGTTGCTAGTTAGTTGTCAGCTTCAGCAACGTATTGATGACCGTTTCCGCGTTTGATTTGCTTTTTTAAACGTTCGTTGTCCTCCTCTAATTTGTTAATGAGTTTCTTCTGTACATCTATTAGATATATGTTTAAACCATTGTCTGGCGGCTGATCCTTACTCTTAATCATAGAACCTTCCCCCTTGATCAACCATAACTCAGAAAGATCTGGATAAGTATCTAATATCAAATTGACTTTAGACACACCAACATCTTTGACTTTATCTAAATAACCATTAGACATACCAGTCTGCCTGTAAAATTCGGATTTATTAATCCCTTTGTGTTTCAGGTACTTAAAAACTCTGTCTACTATCATAATGTTAAAATTTGATATATACTCTAATTATGTTTGTATAATTTAGATTATATGGTTTACATTTGTTCAGAGACAAGAACAAAACATACAAAGTGAACAAATCTACTAAAAATAAGAATACATATATCAAGCAAGTTGTTTCTAGGCTTGCTGGTAAATATCAAGTTTCAGAAAGAATGGTCATTTATAGTATAAATGGTGAAAGAACCTCTGAAACCGCTCAAAAGATCTCAGAAGAGTACAAAAGAATCAGTGCTCGTATCAATAACATCATAAATATTTAGAATGTTTGAATATCACGAAAATACATTGTGTGTTGAGTCCAGCTGGCTAATTGATAGAAAGATATTTAATCGAAATAACTATCATTACCACGCTTCTGCTGGAAACATCAACGTCATACGAAGAGGATGCAGATCAGTTAAAGCACTTATTGAGTTTGAATCTATTCCGGATAGGATAAAATCTAAAATTGTTCAAATTGCTGGTGATCCTTACAAGAAAACCAAGCACATCGTTTTTACCGATTATCTAAACACCAACCTCGAGGCGCAAAAATACTTCCAGAACTACGTCACCAATGACGATAAAGCCCTTCCAGAGAAAAACATCAACGAATACACCGCAAATGCTTCCATCCTTACCACTATCGATGTAATGATGAATAATAAGCTTGCTAAGCGTAGAGCTCTTGGAGTTGCAAAAACGCAAGTTTGGCAAAAGATGGCTAAAGTAGTAAGTGAACTAACCTTCAATCAATGGCCTCACTCCTTACCGTCCAACCACCGCAGACTTAAGCAGAAATACAACCAATTTAAGACCGAAGGTTTTGACAGCCTGGTGCATGGTAATTTCTGTAACAAGAACTCCGAGAAAATCAACGACAATGCCAAAATGTGGCTCGTATCTCGTTGGGCAGATCAAGTCAACAAGATTGCCAATACTATGCAGCTTTTTGCCGAATATAATAAACTGGCTAAAGACGAAGGCTGGAAGAAACTGAAATCTGAGCAGACCATTTATAACTATCTACACCAGGAGGACATCAAGCCACTTTGGTACGGTCACAGATTTGGAGAGGTCACCGCCAAAGAAAAATACACCATGCACCTTAAGACCAAAATGCCTTCACAGCGTGATAGCCTATGGTATAGTGATGGTACCAAACTTAACTACTACTACCAGGACGAAAATGGAAAAATGCAGACTTGCCAGGTGTATGAAGTCATCGACACGTACTCCGAAGTTCTACTTGGGTACCATATCTCAAAATCTGAAGACTATGAGGCGCAATACTTCGCTTATAAGATGGCTGCGAAAACTTCTGGACATAGACCCTATCAAATTGGGTTTGATGGCCAGGGAGGACATAAGAAGCTACAATCGGGCGAGTTTTTGACCAAGCTGGCACGTCTCAGCATCAAAACACAGCCTTACAATGGTAAATCTAAGACCATTGAAAGCATATTTGGAAGGTTTCAACAGCAGTTTTTGAAGCGTGATTGGTTCTTTACAGGCCAGAACATCACCACCAAAAAACAAGAATCTAAGGCAAATATGGAGTTTATCCTGGCAAATCAACGCGATCTGCCAAGTCTGGACGAAATCAAAGCCACATACGCTAAGCGACGTAAGGAATGGAACGAAGCGACTCACCACAAGACAGGAAAGCCACGCATATCCATGTATTTGGAAAGTACAAATGCTGAAGCTCCAGAGCTAAGCATGTTTGACATGGTGGATCTCTTCTGGATTTTACGTGATAAGCCTGTCACTTACAATGCTTCTGGACTTTCATTTACAGAGAAAGGCGCTAAGTACGAGTATCTGGTTTACGATGAAGACAGAAGGGCCGACATGAACTTCCACCGCAAGTCTATCGATAAGAAGTTCCACATCAAGTTTGATCCTGAGGATATGACAATGATCTACCTCTATGAAGACACACCTCTAGGACTTCGATTTATAACTGCTGCAGAAACTAAGATAGAAGTCTCCAGAGCTCGTCAAGAGATCACAGAGTTCGAAGAGGACTTTGTCCGTGATATCATTCAGCGCAATAAGGACCTACGTGTAGATATGCGTAATGAAACAGAGAAGATTTTAGAGAATCACGGAGGTGCAGCACACCAACAAGGCTTAAGATCTCCAAACATTAAGGGAGTAGAGTCTTCCAGACGCCAAAAAAGCAAACTAAATAAGCCTAAGCCAGTTAAAAAGAAAGAATTGGAACTCGCACAATTTCAGAAGGAAGTTAGCAACAGCGATGAGTACGATCCTTACGATATGATGTAAAAAAAGCCCGTGGAGCTTAAGCACGGGCAATCTATTAATAATCCAAAACCCAAAGTTATGACTATTCAAGACAAAACAAAAATTAAAAATCAACTGCAAGACTACTGCGCTCGCTACGACTCGCAGAACCAGGCAGCAAGAACACTTAAGGGTGTATCTGGCGCATTGATCTCTCAAGTGATCAATGACAACTGGGAGAAGATCTCGGACGACATGTGGAGAAACATCGCTTCACAAACTGGATTTACAAAAGACCAATGGCAAGTCGTGGAGACTCGAGACTACAAGATCATGTCCAGCCTCCTTTCAGACGCTCAGCAGTTTCACAATGTATTTGCTATTGTAGGCGAAGCAGGAAGCGGTAAGTCTCTGGCGATCCGTCACTATACACAAAACAACAAAAGAGCCCACCTGCTGCAATGCAACGAGTACTGGAACAGGAAATACTTTCTCGCAGAACTCCTGCAAGCAATGGGAAGAGATTACTCTGGTCTCACCGTTGCCGAAATGATGATGGAAGTGACCAGGCAACTTAAGAAGCAAGACAGTCCACTCATCATCATGGACGAAGCCGACAAGCTGAGCGACCAGGTACTGTATTTCTTCATTACCATTTTCAACCAACTGGAGGACCACTGCGGGATTGTCTTAGCAGCAACAGATCACCTGGAGAAACGCCTTAAAAAAGGCCTTCGCCTCAACAAGAAAGGCTATAAGGAAATCTACAGCCGTATAGGTCGCAAGTGTATTGAACTTAAGGGCGTTGGCACTACCGACATCACTCAGGTATGTGTGGCCAACGGTATCGAAGACCGCAACGACATCAAGAAGATCATTACAGACTCCGAGAACGACCTGAGACGGGTTAAGCGTATGATCCACGCTATGAAGATCAAGAAATCAAAACAACAATAAATAACAACCAGTAAACACCAGTTAATGAGCCTTAACCGAGCTATAAGCATAGATCAGATCTATAAAATGAACTTCAAGGAAATTGACTTTGAAGGAGTTTGGAAAGAATCTATCGGAATTCCAGAAGCAACAGGCATCTGGATTCTTTGGGGCAAGTCTGGAAATGGAAAAACAAGTTTCAGCATGCAATTAGCAAGAGAGTTGTGCAAGTTCAAAAAGGTCGCCTACAATACGCTGGAGGAAGGCGCAAGAAAGTCTTTTCGACAAGCCTTACAGCGTAACCAGATGCACCTGGTCAAAAAGCGGTTTGTGATCCTTTCTGAAAGTGTGGAAGATCTCAAAATAAGAATGGCAAAGCCTAAAAGCCCAGACTTCTATTTTTTTGACAGCTACCAATACGCAGCAATGAGCAAACCAGAGTACAAAGCATTTAAAGCCTATGTGATTAAACATAAAAAGCTGGTCATTTTCACTAGCCATGCCGAAGGCAGAGAGCCGGAAGGCAGAGCAGCAAAGCACGTTAGGTATGATGCTGACGTGAAGATACATATTGAAGGGTTTAGAGCTTCTATACTCTCAAGATTTGGAGGTGGTGAGCTTTACACCATCTGGAACGAAGGCGCAGCTGAATACTGGAACGAAATAAAATAAGACTATGAAAACAGTAGCACAAACACTCAAGATAACACCGAACGAGCACAGCTTGTATTTGCTAGACACCTACATGGTCTGGTGTGAAGCTTTTGCTGAAGACAATGCAGATCTCCAAAAGCTGATGGCCAACACGAAGCTCTTCCATTACTGGAAAAGCGTGTACGACGTCCTGGAATACGATTTTATCCAAGTCGCTCAATACTACGAACTCGACAAAGATGCCATGTGGGATCTCTACAACAGCATGACGATTCACATCGGTCAATACTTCTCAAAACCATTAATCAAAAAAGCACTTAATACAAAAAATTATGAATACAGAGCCAACTAAAAACATCACCAAAGAGGAAGCCCTCCACATTCAAAGAAAAATGCACCTGCAACGCTGGACAGATCTGTTTGATCTTCTCAAGTTTCAACGTCTCAACTATCCAGAAGATCTCACCTGGTTTCAGCGGGCCTTGATTCATCAAGAAATATCTTCAAGGATAGAATCTGCTAACAACATTGAGATTGGCGAACCCTCACAGCCTAGATATACTCTTCACAAGAGACTAAGGCTAAAGGTGGACCGAATGATTGTTGAAATGAAAGCTCAGGACAATGAATAACGCACAGCAAGCCCGACAGATCAACAAAGACCTAAAGCTGGCCATCGCCAACGATAACCAGACCGAGATCCTCAACATTTATGAACGTGCAGAGCTTGTGGAGTGGCAAGATGTACACGACAGCATCTTCCAGCAATACGATGACCTCATAGACGACGCCAACAACCTTTTACTCACTTAAAAACCTCAAAATACAATGCAAGACAAGATCAAGAAAGTAGAAAACTACTTTGGAAAGTCAGTCCAAATTGACAAGACCAAAGAAACTACAGGCTACATCACAGGTGTAGAGAAATTCACAACAGACGATGCGATTCGACTCGCCTTTTTACAATTCGAGTTTGAAGTCAAACGATCGGGAGTAGCCTTAACCATTCATTTAACCCACAACACAAAAATAAGAGTACAATGAGCACACAAACTGAAACCCCAACACTAGACCTCGCTACATTAAGCGAGAAGGAGCTTGAAGCGGAAATCGCAAGACGCAAGCAAGCCAAAAAAGAAGCCCAGGAGAAAGCCGAAAAGCTGTATTTCAACGACAAGGAGTCGTTCCTGGATCACACCGCTTCCAAGTTCACCCAGATCCACAACGAAATGAAGGAGCTGAAGGAATACAGCATCGCAGAAGCCAATAAGCTGTATGAGCGTATGTACTCCATAGAAGGCAAAACGCCAAAAGAGGTCAACAGCTTTTCACTTAAGAATAGAGCCGACACGATCAAGGTGACAGTAGATCGCCAGGAGAAGTTTGAATTCACCGACGAGGCAATGGTTCATATCACCGCTATACGTGAAATATTCAAGGAGAAGTTTGAAGCCCGCAATAAAGGCCTGTACAACATCCTTGACGGTTTGCTGATCAAAAACACCAAGATGGAGTACGATCCTAAGTTACTGGCTAAGGCTCGCCGACAAGTCCGAGAGTTGGGCGACGATAACTTGATCAACGAGTTTGACAAGCTGGACGAATGCCAGCAAGTTTCAGGCTCTTCACTCTATTGCCGTTTGCACGTACGTGATGCCAAAGGCAAATGGAAAGATGTCTCACTTCAATTTTCAAGCTTATAATGGGAAAGGATAAAGCCAACTTCAAAAAACTAGACCTCGAGGATCTCATCGCAGATTGCGAGGTCAATTTTGAAGACTGCCAGGAAAGCTTGAAGTACAAGAAGACCTCCAAAAGCAAAAGACAGCACCAGAAACTGATCAACTTCTTTGGAAGCGTCTCAGCTTACCTCAAGGAATTAGAAACCACAAAAACAGAACAATGACTTTTTTAGAAACAACAGCTTACTGGATAGCCTTAGCTATAGGAATATTTTCAATACTTGGCTTCATCTACGCAATTATCAATTTACTAATTATAAATATACAAAAATGGATATTAAAAAAACAGGAGAAAGAGAGTACCAGATAAACGGTAAGCTAGTCCGTAAAGACATGGAAGGGAACTGGATAGGAGATCCCACCATGACGACCCAGGAAGTAAGCAAATTTCAACAGCATATCGCAGCCGAAATGGCTTCCAAAGAATACCACCAACACCCCGTAACCCACAAAACAGTATAACATGGTCGCTACAACACAGTCCACCCCAAAACAGCGTCAACTCATACACCAGCTATGCCACTACGACGCAGACGTCAAGAAGCTACTTGTACAGCAAGTTAGCAAGTTCAGAACCGAAACCAGTCTGGAACTTTCCGAGCGTGAAGCAGATGAGCTTATACGCCACTTGCAACAAGACTGGGCAAAGTTCGATAAGCTCAAAAAGCAACACTGCTATATTTTAAGCTTGATGCATCAGCTCCAATGGACATCGCCTTGTGCCATGTCCAAGTTTGGAAAAAAGCCAGACATGCCCAGACTTAACCAGTGGTTAAGAAGTGCAAAATCACCAGTTAAAAAGCCATTAAACGCAATGACTAAGGAGGAAACCTCCAAAGTGATCTACGCAATGGAGCAAATGCTTGTAAAATGAATACAGCACTTATCTACATCGCAGGGAAAGTCACAGGACTGGACAGAACGCAAACCCTCAAGAAGTTTAAAACTGCTCAGGACAGCATTACAGATTTAGGACTAGGAACACTCAACCCTATGGATCTAGTCAAGAATCCAGAAACCAACTGGAAAGACGCCATGCGCATTTGTTTAAGAGGCTTATTGCTTTGTGACTGCATTTTACTACTCCCAGACGCAAAGCAAAGTAAAGGCGCGCTTGTAGAATATCAACTCGCCAAGAATCTAGGCATACGGGTATTTCAGTCAATGGATCAAGTTAAAGCCTATGCCAATGAAAACCACTAGCTATATGACCCCAGCCCCCAACCCTTGCCACTGCAACCTAAGACCACAAACTCTGGTGATAAGCGCCAAAGTGAATTGCGAGACCACCGTTTCGGTGTGTTCTGGGTGCGGTTTATGGCTAGATACACCAAAGACCGAATGTGCCTAATAGCAAAAGCCATCATGCAGGAAAACACCTTCTTCATCTACCGTGACAACGGTGTAGAAGTTAGCTTCCATATTGATGGCCTTAGCATTACCTCGAGCATAAAACTAACACAGGGTGAGTACGATCACATCCGCAAATACTACATGTATGAAAGTAAAATTAATCACCAAAACTGATACACTTTGGCTAATCAGTTCCTTTTTTGGAGATCACTTCGAGCCGATACAAAGCTTACTTGCCGATCAAAAACTTTACTTATCGATCTGGCTGGAAGTACAGGAGAAGATTCGTAAGAAGGTAAGAGCTAGTATAATTTCAGGTAAAACCGGAACAAACATAAAAGACACACTTACACTGAAATACCATGAAGCTTATGTCTTACATAAAATCTTAACAGACAATACCGATATGGATCAATTTTCAGGCGATTACGAAAGAAGCCTTATGAGAACATTTGTTTCAGACTTAAACCAAAAACTCACATGAACACTACCTACACCGTCAAGAGTCGAAAAGACAAGTACGTCTGGGAGTTTAAGTATGATCTGGACGGAAGCCTCAAGTCCTACAAGATCCTGGAGGGTAAACTTACAGGCACACAGATGGAGTGGCTCTTCTCTAGAGGCAACTTTCCCGCCAACGAAAATGTGATGAAAAACGTCTGGATGCAGAAGCTCAAGAAAAACTTTGAGGTCACCGTTGGCGAGCCAGATCTTAGCTTCGAGAACTTTTACAATGTCTATGGCAACAAGATCAAGAAGACCAAAGCAGAGACCGCCTGGAACAAACTCAACAAAGCCAATAAGATCCTTGCCCTGCAAAAGATCAAAGCTTACAAAGGCTACCTAAAACGCAAAAGCGTTGCCCAGGCCAACCCCGAAGCCTACATCAACCAGAAGCGCTGGGAGGATGATTTTGACTCTATACACTAAGATAGAACACAGATAATATAACAAAGATTTTAAGACTATGGATAAAACAATAAAATTTAGAGGGAAACGAAAAACTTCAAATGAGCTGATATATGGCTATTTTGTAAAAACACCTAAAGGCGATTTTCGCATATATTATAAGCCTTTCGAGGATGCAACTCAAAACACCTACTTTGAAATTGAGCCAGATTCTTTAGCTGAATTTACAGGCTTTACAGATGCTGACGACAAAGAAATATACGACGGTGATGTGATAGGCGATGAAGTTTTGGTCGATGGCCTATGGACTAGATCTGAGCTCACCGTCTTCTGGAACCAACCCACAGGCTCCTGGCATCTTGATCAAAGCCATGACCAAGACCAGACATTCAGTTCAGAACTATGGCTTGAGCTTAATGATTTTGACTACAGACTTAAGAACACGACTAAAAACCGACAACCGAAAACTCTCAACTAAAACCTATGAAAACACTATACATCACACAAGACTGGCTGGACGAATTAGGAGGCAATGGAAGCCCAGGCAATCCAGGAAGCGGAGGCAACGGCTGTGAGTCTGTTTGCGCTAATGCAAGCCCTAACTCTGCTGCTTATGCTTTATGCGGTTGCGGACCTGTAGACGAAGAGCCTGGAGCATCCATCAAGGACCCCATTCCTTTTATCCTGGTCATTATTGCAGCAGTAGCCATCATCATAGGCATTAACCGCTACCTGGAGCACCGCAGAGCTGTAAAACTGATCAAAAACAACAAAGCCTACAAAGCTTACAACCGTAGCCGTAGACGCAAAAAAGAACGCCAAATTATGAAAGACTTAAATCGGAAGAAATGAAAGAAGCAAAACCTCTGGTGCTAAATGTCAAACATAAATGGTTTGAGCTGATGGTCACAGGTGAAAAAAAATGCGAATATAGAAAGCCTTCTCCGTGGATTAGATCAAGGCTATGGAAACGAAAAAAATCTATATCTGGAATCCCTGTATTTGAAAGCCGTGAATACATAGTCGTTAAAATTGTAAGCGGTTACGGAAGCTCACGACCTTACTTTATTGCCAGATTTATAGATCATCTTGAAAACATTGATCTTTTTAGAGTTGAGTATTCTAATGGCTTAAAGGTAGATGTAGATCCTAGAGACATCATCGTAAGAATCGGAGAAATATTAAAAATCGAAAACTATAACATAAACCAAAACCAATGAATACAAGAAACCCATTTGAAGATAACGAAAGAGGCCTTGAAATCAACAAGCCCGGAGAGCTAAAAATAACCCCCAAACTCACCAGAGCGCAACGCCGTAAACTAGAACGCTTACTAAAAAAGAGAAAGAAATGATTGTTTCTAAGCTTACAGGACATTGGGTCATAAAAAAGCGATGGTTTGGTTTTAAAATCATGGTCGAAGCTCAAGGTCACGGCACATGTCCATACACAGGTGATCCAGATCCAGAAGGCTTCTTTTGGAAAGAAGCCACACCCAGAGATTTAATTGAGTTAAGTATTCACATTATATGAAAAGCTATGAAGAAATAATGATGCAGCTTATTGAGTTACAAACTCAAAAGTTTTTATTGCTTAAAGATTACCAAGCTACAGATGTAAAAGAAGAACAAGACTTAATTGCTGAAAAGCATATAGAATTAGATCCTCTTATTGAGCAATTACAATGGGTTCTAAATTTGTAGCCATAAGTCCATACAATTAAACAGAACGATAAAATATAGGCAGGTAATGCCTTTGCATTATTGCTTATATTTACAGTTATCTTAACTTTAACCCTAAAATACAACCTTATGAAAACAATTACTTTATTACTAGCGTTAGCCGCAATTTTAACTTTGAGCTCTTGCACAAATGGTGTAAATAGCTTAACTCAACAAAACTTTGATGGTGCAGAGTACTACGTCGTTCAATACACTTCTGAAAGTGAGATGAAGGATTTAAAGCAATACGCCAGAGATTGGAAAAGAGATGATTACACAACTTTTTATTTCTTCTTTCACGAGGATAGTGTTGATGCCAAAAAATACACAGATTTCAAATATTCCAAAAAGGGATATTATAAACAAATACTTAAGGATAAACCACAACATGGCTTATATATCATGCCTTATGATAACAAAATTTATACAGATGGAACTATAATTATAGAAATGGCTATATCTGAAAAATATAACTAAATTTGTATAAAACCCTCTATGCCTATTCACCGCTCAGACAGAATCCAACGGCGTAACACAGCCATCCGTAAAGCTTTTGCAGACATACAGAAAAAGCAACCGCGGTGGAGACACAGCGAGTGGATCAAGGAAGTAGCAGAGGAGTTCTTTCTGGCTCCCAAAACCATAGAACATATACTAAGAGGCGACGGTGTCTATTCAATACATTAACCACTAATTAAGTACCAATTAACAAGCATTTAAAAAGCAGACTTACTTAGTCTGCTTTTTTAGTTTATCGGCCATAGCTTCAGCTTTGCGTCGCTCGGCATTGCTCAAGGTTTCCTCATAGGGCGACTCCTTGAAGATCTCTCCTTTTTTCCCTGAGTTGGTATTGAATCCTTTTTTCACACGTCCAGAGGCTACCCCTTTGCTTACAGGTGCATCGGTTTGCATTATGGTGCATCTACACCCCCAGTCGTTAGGTGGTAAATGTGTGTTCCAAAACGAATGATCAAACGGTAATACCGTGCCGTCCCATTGCTGGTGCTTTTCTCGCACTCTCCCATCGCCTACCGTCTGGTAGCGGATGTTTGGATAAAGATCTGTATTGGCTTCAAAAGACTTCCATTTATTGGCCATGTTGGCCGAGCTCACCGTCTGGTCATATTCAGTCCTAAGCCAGCGTTTATTGTAGTCTTCAGAAACCTCGAGGGCCTTTTTTTTAAACTCCTTAAAGGTGAGTAATTTGCCATTTTCAGTCAGCATGCTTTCAATGCTATTTTTAAAGCTTGTTTCCTTAAAGGCAGAAAATAGACCTATATTATCTTTGAGCTGTTTTGCTAGATCTGCATCAAAAAACTCAGAAGCTTTGGAGTATCCTTTGTCTACGGCATCGCTTAAGATTTGGGTGTACTTCTCAATAAGCTTAAGGCGTTGAGCTTCAGAAACCACTCTGTCGTCAAAAAGTTCACGTATATATTGTGAGATGAGCCTGCCTAAATTGAAATCCTCAAGATCTAGCTTGATGGGATCCTTACCGCAGCATTGTGTACGGTAGTGCAACTTAAGCAGGCTTAAGGCTTTCCCTCGCCACTCTTTTTGCTAGGCATAGATTCTATTTCTACACCATACGTACGTTCTAAATAGTCTTGCTTGAGCAAGTAGCCATTTTTCATAAAGATGCCGTCTATTTTTATTTGGTTCTCTACATCTACGGTTTTCTCTACCATAAACTTGGCATTATCTGGTAACTTATAGCCTATAGCTCTCATAGCTGGCATAAGAGTGTCGTTGAGAAAAGCCATCATTTTCTTTTCGTCGGCATAGATCAACTCCTGCAAGGTGTGTTCGTGTACACTTCCTTGAGCCTTACTAGAGCCGTTATCGGTAGTCATTGTTTGGTGTAGAACCAATTTTGAAAGCTCACGATCTAGGGCTTGTATTTTCTGGTGAAAGACATTAAAGGAATCGGTCTTGGAATTTTCTTTAATTTCCACTTCTGTTCCTATTGGAAAAACACCATACGCCGCAGATCCCATTTCTTCGAGCCATCCTGCCACTTCATTCTTTACGGTTTCACTTTGGCTGGCGACCTTAGCGATACGTATTGGCACGCCAAAGAGTTCCTCAAACTCATCCCATGAGCCCCAGGAGTGACGTTTTAGGATAGTGTATACAGCAGCTTTCTCCAAAAGTCCAATATGATCGTAAAATTGAGCATAAAGCAAGATGTCTTTAATTTCAGAATAGTCAAGTCCTTTTATCCCGTCTAGCTGGTACAGCAGTATTTTCTCTGTTGGAATAACCAGACCTCTAGGAATGAGTTCTACTTCCTTAATTTCTCCCTCTTCATAGTCTTTGATCCACACCAGAGAAT